CTAAAACTCGGAGGAAGTAAACTTTACTTCAGACTATAAGATGGCCACAACAATAACAAGAACATTTGACGCAACGCCTACCGATAAAGCATATTTTAGTTTAACTGATAATATGTTAAGTTCATCACTCGGTAACATACAGGTTCCACAAGGTTCCTCAAGAATATCCCGTGTAGATTGTGCATTTGACACAACCAACGCCAAAGGTTACCAAGTAGTATGTAGATTACTAGGTTCTAATATGTCAGAACAAAATTTCACTATTATGGGAATAGCCGGTGATACTGCCGACGCAGCCGCAGCCGTTGGATTTAACACGGTGCCGGTCGCTTTCCCTCTAGCCGGAGTTAACAATATAGATCTGCAAATTGCCATACAATTTGCTGCTGGTGGTAGTGCATCGGCAAGTTCTGGATCTGTTACTCTATATTTCGAATAATTTTGAAGTATGGCTAAAGAACACGCAGCCACCTTTATTGGGGCTGGTAATAGTTTGGTAATACTAAAAGGGCATTGTTATGCTTATAGCGGTTTAATTGCTAGTGGTGGCGGTAGTGCGTTACCAGTAACGAAAATGCTGGAGTTTACAACACCTAGTGAACCTATAAGAGCTATATTTAGTGTTACAAATGATGTAACCTCTGTAACTTCAGATGTATCTTATAAGATTGACTTTAACGGTATTACAATTCTCAAACAGATCTTAAAAGATGAAATAAGCAAACAAGGTGGCTCAGGTCATCAAGGTCTAGAATTGGTTATCCCTCCTAATACATTAATTGAGTGTTATGCTGATACTGCCGCGGACCCTCATTTGTTCACTTGGATGGTAGCTGGTAAAATCTTATGAGTCTCGCACCAAGTCTAAGTGTTAATAGAGTTAAAGAAGGATATATTTACGGCTGGAGTGGAACTCAAGCCCTTACTAGTTCGGCACTAACGCTTTTAGATTATACGAACCCTGCTGAATACTTTTTGACTAGAATAATGATAGGTATTGATTGGACCGCCATGGGTGCCGGTGAAACTTTATCTTATACGATCCAAGTAGACGGGATTAATATGTTTACCGAGAAAATAGTAATAGTAGACTTTAACTTAGGAGTTCAACCAAAGATGATTGAATTTGTTATTCCTCCTAATTCAACGGTCGCAGTTAAAGCGACTCAGAGTGGCAATAATGGGTCTATTTCGTGTATGTTAACAGGTTATAAAGTATGAAATTCCCCAATAGTCAGAAAGACGTTGAAGAATTAATGAAGGGTATTAAGTGGAATAGGTTTATACCTCCTATAGTTTCAGTATTACAACCGGTTATTATTGGCGGTTTATGGTTAGTAGCTTGTAGGTTTGACAAAAAAGCCGATGCAACCGCTAAGTTTATCGCAATAGCTGAAACTATACCAACTATAGATCTTAATTTACCAAGACCTGTCGCTTTAGCTTCTATTTATCATACAATAGATGAAACATTGGACGTTTTACTAGAGGTTATAGAATGGATTAAGGATTTAGAAATTCCTACCGCTGAAACAATAATAGACGAAGCTAAAAACCAACTTGAAGAAGCAGTAGTAGAAGGAGTAGACGACTTTTTACCGGATGATCCAGTTTTCAAAAAGGCTTTAGCTGATTGTGTAATGAACGCAAAGAAAAATTTACCTTATGGAAGTTATTACCTTGTAGGATTAGCATGGATACAATCATGTATGCTACAAAAAGGATTTAAGATAAGTGCAAAATGGTTAAAAGAAAAGTTAGGGTTTTAGATGAACGACGAACAATTCCTTGTTGTATGGATTATGAGCTTTTTATTATACTTACTAATTTATACATTTTGGATACCGTTAAAGACTCAGAAAAAGATTGAGACTTGGCTATTAAGTAAAGATTCAGATGATGCACTTAACCAAGGACTTGAAGTAATAGTTAAGAGTATAAGAGAACAAACATTACAAGATTTTGAAGAATTTATGTTACCAAGGGCTAGAGAGAGTTTACAAAAATTTTGGAGTGGTGCCATGGGTAATGCCGCTAAAGAATTGGGGAAAGGAGAAGATGGATCTAAATTAAAAATGTTACATGATATGAGTCAGGAACTTTCAACTCAACCATGGTATGTTCAGATGTTAGGGTCCAAATTATTACCGATCATTGAAAACGCATCGAAAACACAAAAGGTCGCAGTAGATACGGTGTCTGATGCCATGGGATTACGCAAGTAACCCACTTTAAAGCCACGATAAGACACTATATCTACTTTCCACATACAATCAACTACCTTATCCTAAACTCAGGCCCTACCTCGACGGCACTTGTAACACTTGATAATATAAGCGGATGCACTCCCACGCATACAACTACAGGTCATTGTTCTTCCCTAACGATAGTCTCCATTCTAGATCTAACTATATCAACTATGTCTTTACTAAACAACATAACGATTTTCATTAATTGTTCTTGGTATTCGTTTTCGGTCACTTTTTCTCCCTGCCTTCGATTCTTAAACCATATCCTAAAGCCTTGGAGTTATCAATTCTATAGATTAAATCAAATTCTTTCGCTTTTAAACCCCCGTCGCTAATCCATTGGTCTAAAGTAGTCCCAAGACCTGCCCTTAGTATGGTTTCTGTATCACATTGACCATTATAGAACTCGCTTGAATGTTCTTTTAGAAATACGTTGATCCCTAGGTAGGTTCGTTCAATTCCTTTTGAATCAGTCCACTTAAAGTCAGGGTCTACTCCCCCGACGAAGCGTAAGACGGCATGTTCACCGTCTCTTAGTGCAAAACTCTTAACTTTTCGATATGCTGCTAATAGGTCACTCATCAGACTTTAGTATGGAAGGGAGAATATAAGTGGATTGTAGAAGGAATATGTTTATATAATGGATTTGGGTATACAAGTATAATGGTATTACGGGCTAAGAGAGCTAAAAACGGAAGGATGATGTATTTTAAAGATAACAAACTTATCTCAAAAGCACGTTATCAAGCTGCTAGGTCTCGCTCATCCAAGACAACTAAGCGATCTACTGCCCGTAAGCCCTCTAAAAATGGAGTTAAACGAATGAAAAAATCATTACCACATCCATCCATTAGCGGTATGGCTAGTGGTTTGGCAATAGCATCATACTTAAACGCAGGTAGAACAACTACAAAAGATGTCGGAATTGGCATGGGTGTAGATGTTGTTACTGAAGGAGTCGTTAAGGATATTACAGACGGTCAACTAGGGACTGCATTTAACACACTATCTAGAAACGCGGTTAATATGATCGCTTCAGATGGTGGAAGAAAGACATTAGTAACTGCCGGTGGAGTAGCAATACTCGGTGCCTTTGCACGTCGTCAGTTTCCAAATCTAAAACTCGGAGGAAGTAAACTTTACTTCAGACTATAAGATGGCCACAACAATAACAAGAACATTTGACGCAACGCCTACCGATAAAGCATATTTTAGTTTAACTGATAATATGTTAAGTTCATCACTCGGTAACATACAGGT